CACTCCACTCTGACTCTCGGATAAGGTATATCGGGAGCACCATCAGCTGCAATTCTTTTTCGTCTTTTCCTAGGCATAATTTCTCTTTATCACATTCTTGACACAATTAAAACTGCGACACCTAAATGGGTAAAAATTTTTTTCTTGCGCTAAAAAATAAAAAAAACTGAATAGGTATCGCAAATGCCAAAATCGACCTATAAGAGTTGGTATACAACACTTATTTTTCGACACCCCCCCCGTCGCAAGGGTATCGCAAGGGTATCGCAAGTGTCGCAAAATTAAGGGTAAACAGTGAACAAACACCTTTCACCCCAAATTTGCGACACCCGTGCGATACCTTTGCGACCCCTCTGCGATACCCCAGGTATCGCATTACAGAATTTCTGGTGCCTTTTTTTCGCCATAATATTTCCTCATTACTGACAACTTTTCTTCCGCTTTGCCTATCTGGCCCAGCAGAGTATTGACCTCACCGGTGATATCAACGTGCTCCGGGATCACCATATTGTGGTCCTCGATACATTGTATCTTGTACAGCGCGTCCTCGATCTCTGCCTCGTATCTTTTTAGAAGCGTTCTAAACAATCTATCTTTCATCTTTCCACCTCTTCATAGTTATTTTACCGTGTTCGTCCTCGTACATAATCCATGACTTTTTACCATCAAAATAATAGCCATGTATTTTTCTTTTTACTTTCATAGTTCCTCCCTTATATATCTTTTCAGTTCTTTGTCCTGAACATTATCAGGTATCTCATTCTTAAAAAATATCCTGTAGCTGTCGCTACCATATTTACCGATACCAAATAATTTTGTTGCGTCCTCACCATCCCAACCGAGATATTGCTCAGACATTTTCCATATTCTGTGCGCTCTAACATTTTTCATACCTAGATCTTTTAACATCTCTGCGATTGTATCTTTGTCAGATTGTAATAAATCAAATGCTGTTTCATATCTTTGAAAAAAACCTGGTAATATTTTTTTAACTTTCTTTCTCCCTGTTTGATTTAAACATATAACAGCCACCATGTGCTGCCATTTACCTTTTACCTGCTGCTGCACCATAAGATCATCTCTCATCAAAATCCTCTGCTTTCATAGGTGTTGTTTTCTCTTTCTCATCAAATATTAACTCATGATACATGTTTAATCTTTTCAAAAACTTATGTTTATACTGCCTTAATTCTGCCCCACTTACGACAAATTCTTGATAATATAGGTCAGGCGTGCATACCATGATAACTCCCTGCTCGATGTTTGAGTTGTGGACATAGTCATGGGCCATGGCGTATGCTGCGATCTGCAGATAATAATCTTCGATCCATTCTTTCTTCTTCGGACGATTGGCCTGCTTGAAGTCAACAACAGTTTCAAGATTGTTGTGTAGACAGACAAGGTCTGTCGAGCCTGCGTATAGACCCGGATAATATAACGTAACTTCCGACCCATAGTATTCTTCCACAGGTGTAAGGCCCACATCAATAACTTTCTCGGCCATGGCTTTCGCCTCCTGTCCGAGTGCTGTAAGATCATCGTAGCCCACTCCTGTGATATAGTTTTCCAGGAATTTGTGCATAGCTGTCCCCCGACTACTAGATACATTTTTGATTCGTTCTGCTTCCTGCTCTCCAACTTTGGCCTTCCATTCTTTTAGAAATTCTTGATTTTTGGTACGCCCTAATATCGTAGTCACACTAGGAAGTCTAGTACCATTTACATCATAGAGCCGTGATCCGTGTTCCTCGATCCGTGATGCATCGACATAGGTGTATTTATCACTCCTCGCTATCTTTCGACCGATATTCTCGTACTCCAATAGATCCTTCTCGTTAATCATCTTTTTTTAAAACATAGTTGTTGACGATATACCAGGCGATCAGAAAGCCAAAGAACGTGACACCGATACCAAGAAAGAATAGACCTATCATAATTTTTTCTTCAGCTCTTTCAGATAGTCTTCCTCATCCTTACGCTGTGATTGTTTTATTATCTCCGCCTGTTTTTTCCAGGCCCAGGAATTGATCACACCAGACCAACCCATAATCCATAGATATATTTTTAACATCATTCTAAACTCATCGCCTTTCTATATTCATCTAAGTTTATTATCTTACCATTCATAATTTTATGTTCACTATAGTGTTCCATGATCTGTGTAATCTTTGGTAACTTTGTGTGAGCCCAAGGCCAGATCAGACAACAAACGTAGTATGCATCTCTAAATGTACATCTCCATTTCCATTGCATCAAGTATTTTGTGCCATCTTTTCGTAAACCTTTTCTAGGTTTCTTTACAACCGTGCCACAACCTAGTATCTCGTGAACCCAACGAATCACAGATTGATCGGTCATGGTTATCTCCATACTGATTCTTTGTGACATGGATGTTCGATAACCTTTACCGTTATGTTTCTTTTTCTTCTCCAGCCGTTTAGCAAAATATATACTGCCCTCACCATCAAATAGACCTGCGATGTATGCTTTGTCTGTATCAGGAATCATCAAATGCCCGCTTTCCGTGCACGTACTAACGGGTCACCAAAGGCTCGAATACTCAGGGTATGTTTTACGAATCCCGATATGTAACCTCCAGAGGTGTTTAGCGCGTAGCATTTTTTGTCACCTGGAGCTCGTCCTTTTCTATACTGTAAAATTTTATTTTGCATCATGTGTTATAATCCATCTCACCGTTGCAGTTGTTGGGTCAAACCCATCAAACCTACTAGTGCAACTTGTTAGAAGGACCGTCATCAATAAGATTATCATCAACCGTCTCATAAAATTCTCCCTCCGAATCGCAGTCCCAACATTGGTGAACCTCACTTCTATCTCTAAAATCTAGTGCAGGATCACCATCAATTTTTGCAACTCTGACATACCCGTTTCCGTGGCATGTCTCGCAAATGTGTACCTTGACTCTACCCTTTTTTAATTTTGCCATTTAACTTCTTCGCTTTCTC